TCATGTATTGGATGTCACTCCTCGAATGTGCGACCACAGGCTCCTGACGTTGCCGTGCGTAGTGACCACTTCCGCCCGCACCCTATAAGTTACTCCAGGCAGCAAGCCTCCGACACGCTGGATGGTCCCTGTTTTTACACTGCTATCCTTCGGCACAATCTCGATGCAAGGCCCTTCCCGATGATCCGGGGAAGGATCAACCCCAGCAACAACCGAGAAATCCCAGACCGATGATATCAGGGTCTCGTCACGGTCCACATCGTTGACAAAATCCAAACCGAGTACCTCGGACTCGCCGTTCTCTTGAGGTGAGTAGTCCCTGCCACAATAGATAGCTGCCTCCTATTGCTAACGTTGCCTTTTGACTTCGTTCTTCAGCATCTGATCTGGTGCGTCGAGGCGTGTCACTGCCGTCGGCTGAAAGAACTTGCTCTCATTAACAAACAGCGCCGGCAGGACTTCCACCGTGAGCGGAGGCGGCGTGAAGATGATGCTCGTATTCACGAAAAACGACGGATATGCACGCACCAGTGTGATGACAGTGCCAGAGCTATCGCTAGTGAGATCGCGATCGAACCAAGAAGCGAGCGTCATCCCGCCGTCATCGGCCCAGCCGGTGAGTTTGTACTGCGGCTCGTAAACGAAATACGACATCAGTAGTATTCCTTCACGATGATGATGCCTGCCGCACCGTTGCCGCCAGCAAAAGCGGTTCCTGCGGTCCCGGCAGTGCCAGCCGTGCCTATGGCATAGGAATATGTTGCTGCTGGCGCATTGATCGCAGCCCAAACGGTTGCACCGGCGCCGCCACCAGCGCCGCCAGCAGTAGTAGCACTACCGCCGCCACTACCGCCGCTACCTGAGTTGGTGGCTGCAGCCACGCCAACAGCGCCACCATAGTTGCCGGCTCCAGCACCGCCGCGAGTAGAAGCACCACCGGACATACCGGGACTGGGACTGCTTGCCGGTGCTGGACCAACACCGACGCCATTGGCTCCAGCAACGCTGTCATACGGCGTACCGCTACCGCTGACCGTTCCACCAACACCGCCAGCACCTGTGCTCCAATTACCGCCGCCACCGCCACCAGCTTGGTACAGAGGCCCCGCACCAAATGTCGTATTGCCACCACTGCCCCCAGTACCAGCACCCGTACCGCTCCCGCTTCCGCCGCCACCGCCACCAACCGCCGTCACCTCGATGCGCTTGCATCCCGCTGGCGTGGTGTACGTGCCAGAGCCCGAGGTGAGGACCGTCGTTGTCGGAAGTGATGCTGATACAGCAGGCGCGGCCCAGGTCGCGTCGGCTCGCAGGAAGTTCGTCGTTCCGCCGCCGCTCGCGGGCGCGAGCCCTTTCAGCGTGCTTGTAACCACATCGAGCAACGCGGTCGCTTGCGTGCCGGTCAAGTCAATCGGCGCTGCGGCGCTGCCGGTGTTATTTCCCTTGAGAGTGTTGGCGGCCATCGGCGCGAGGCGCGCATTGGCCAACGTACCCGCCCAACTCAGCGTCAGCACTTGTGAAGCGATCGCACCGTTTATGTTGGTATCATTGACGACGGATTGAACGACGTTAGCGTTGAGGCGCGTCGCCGACAGCGTGCCGGACCATGAAGCGGTGATCGAGGTCGCTTGCAGTAACGCGGTCGCTGGCGTCCCACCGAGCGTCAAGACGATGTTGGTGTCGCTCGCCGCAGTCAAAGCAGCAGGCGTACCCGCAGCCCCGGGCGGCGACGCCCATGTCCCGTCCGCACGCAAATAGTTGACCGTGCCCCCGCCCGACTGCGGCGCTAGTCCTCTAAGAGTCGAGGTGAAGAGATTGAGCGTCGCCGTAAGTTGCGTTGGCGTCTGCTCTCCAACCACACCCGCGTTGTCATAGAGAAAACTTCCACTCGCGCCGCCGCTGATCGACGTCGTGTTGACTGTAATCGAGTTAGGACCTGCAGGCCCTACGGGTCCGAGCGGCCCTTGCGGACCTGTAGCGCCAGCTGGGCCGGTTGGACCGGGTACGGTGCTATCAGCACCAGGAGGACCCGCAGGGCCAGCCGGACCCGTGGGCCCGGTCGGGCCGGGTACGGTGCTGGCGGCACCAGCCGGCCCCTGTGGACCTGTTGCGCCCGGTGGGCCGGGAATAGTGCTGGCGGGACCAGTCGGGCCGGTGAGCCCTTGCGTGCCCGGAGGTCCAGGCGGCCCTTGCGGACCTATTGTGCCCGCTGGGCCTTGAGGCCCGGTCGGCCCGGGCGGACCACCAGATGGGCCGATCGGACCTTGTGGCCCAGCCGGTCCTTGTGCACCAGGCGGCCCGGTATAGCCCTGCGCTCCAATCGGACCCGGTGGCCCCGTCGCGCCCATATCGCCCTTCGGCCCGGGCGGCCCTTGTGCGCCTACCGGCAGAAAGTCGACGTCAGCCGCAGTCGGCTCCGACGTAATGACCAGATCGACTTCAGCCGTGATTGTCTGGACTACGTCTGTCATCGACCCCTCACGGCGTGCTGTCGGTCACATCCGGCGTAACTGTGACCGGGCCAGCGAGCGGTGTTTTTACATCGCCCGAGCCATAAGTGAGCTGCAAATCCCAAACGCCCTTTGCCGGCAGCTTGTGGCTATCAGCCGGCGCAAGATAGATATCGATGATGTTGGGAAGCGTGATGATGCACGCCATCTCGGTGATGTTCGTGCCAGCCGGTCGATCGCGTATTTCAGATTTCGCAGTGATGCCGGTCAGATCGTAAGGGATGCCAGGAGTCCCGTTCGACGGCACCTGCGACCACAGTCTGACCTGCAAGCGCTGGCTATCGCCGCGATAGAAGTCCAACGGTAGCGAGGCTGGCTGCATTGCATGTCCACGTCACTATTTCGTTCCAGGGGGAAAGATTTTGCTTTCGTTCACATGGAACGGCGGCTGGATCATCTGCGTGTAGGCCCACAGCGCTCTCGGCTTGCCGGTCACGCTGTCGTAGTGCGCGAGCGTCACATCCTTGGTACGCCTGAAGAGATCGTCGACGACAAACTCAGCCGCCGCGCGCGTCTGCGTCGACATGCGGATGCCGTAGATGATGAGATTGACACCGATAGTATATACGTTCTCGATCGGCATACCCTCGATGCGCTTAGTGAGCGCGTCCCACACCTCTATCAGATTGGGCGCCTTTTCGATCGCTTCGAGTACCGGGTCTTTCATAGTGCGAAGATTCCCTGCGTGGACCAAGTTACTAAGAGATTCCCTCCGTTGGGGATCATCGGCAGACCGATGATGCCCGTGTCCTCATAAAGCACAAGTCGCCACGTCGAGTTGGCACCCGCGTTCTGCCGAAACATGACAAACGCACCAATGGTTGTTCCAGTCACGCCAGTGAAAACAAGAGCGGCTGCAGAGAACACGTTTGAGGTAATCACGGGAGATGTGAGAGGCTTCGGCACATTCACGATGCCAGCCAGATCGGTGTAGTACTGGTGCAGATCAGAATAGTTGTAGCCACTCGCGCCGATGTTGAGCAGCACCAGACCGCAGTTATTAGGCGCTGCCAGATCGAGCGATTTGTCCATGGGCAACTCGCTCATCACAGCATTTTTCCAGAGCGGATAGACGTTGTTCGCCACAGCCCTCTCCTAGGGTATCTTCGGTGGCACGTAGTCCCCCTCACCCAGAGGGACATCCGGCCCATGCTTTTCTGGACGCGGGTTGAGTACCGGCGGCGGATCAGCCGGAAGCACGGTGGGCCGCAATGTCGGATTGGGAATATCCCAGCATGTGGGGCAGACAAGGAAGCCGGTCGGCTGCAGCTGCTTCCCCATCCACTGCACCTCGCCGCGCAACTCGGCGCGCAAATATTGAAACCCGCATATGTCGCACATCCCGAACGCCTGCGGTCGCGTCGGATCGACTCGAGCATGGCCCTTCGGACTCAACATTACTCTTTCCTCGCGAACTTGCCGTGCGCCGCCACCGCCGCCTCACAATAAGCAGCGTGTGCCAACTCTGGCGTAGGATACATGCCGAGATGATAGTTTTTGTCGCCCAGGTGAATGGCTGCCTGCCATTTCGCCCCAAATCGTCGGACACCTTTGAAGCCACTTTTGGCTCGCCGTCCTCGTTGGTTTGCAAGATTTTGAGAACAGCTAGCGAGCCGCAAGTTGGAAAGACGGTTATCATCCTTATTCAGATTTTCATGATCAATCTGAGGCGTTGGCCATTCTCCATAAACCCACAACCAAATGAGCCGATGCGCACGGTAGGTCGTCTTACGCTCAGTTGTAACGGTTATGTTTCGATAACCCTTGTAGTTCACAGCGCCCGCAACACGCCCAGCATTTTTCCCTATACGCCAGCGCAGCTCACCGCTCTCAGCGTCGTAGTCAAACAGGTCGCGAACTTCTTGTTGCGTCATCATTTTCAGTACACCGCATTTGTGTAGATTGACATGGCCGGATAGATGCGCAGCTGCGCTTTCTCCACGTCCCGATTCTTGGCTTTGTCGAAAGCACCAACAGCGCGCATCGCCAGCTCCTCCATACGCGCTGGCGCGTACAGCTCCGCAAGCTTGAAAGCGAGCCCCGCCACATAAGCCTCAAGAAATCGATAAGGCACCTCCGGTCCCATGCCGCTCGGCACGGTGGCGTCCTGCATCTGCCGTGCGCGAAAGAACTTGAGCGTGTAAGGCTCGGCATCGTCCGGTGTTTGCCACAGCGTGATCTGCGGCTGCATCTGCAGATTGAACCAATAAACCGTTGGCCGTCCTGGCGTGACCTTGTCGGGATAGGAACCGTAGGTGTCACGATCGATCGAGGTGAGGATTCTGTCGCGCGCTGGATCACCGGTCGTGATCCACGTTGCCATGATCATTACGGTCGTCGGATCGACGTCGTAGGTCCCGACACCTGGATCAAGCGGAATAGTCTGCAGGTCCACCGTCCACAGATTGACCTGCTCATTCGACCAATCGACCTGGAGAAGGTTTGCTGCCATCGCCGCATCAAAGAGATGCTCGACGGTGATCGCGCCACGACGAATCTGACAGCGCCCGTATGCGGCGATGATCACATCGGCGAACGGAGGAGAGAAGTTGAAGGTATCACTGGTCGGCGCCGTCACGATGTCGGTCCCTGTTGGATTATAGTCATACGCGCCGAACAAGGCGCCGTACCCGAGTTCTGCGTCAGGCGCAGCGCCGCGATCGGAAAGTTGAACGTGTTACCGGCTTCACCGTTGGCTGTCTTGGCCGTGAGCGGCCCAGCCGAGATCGAGTACGGCACAGGGTAACCCGTGGGCGGGTTTATGTCATAAGTGTATTCTACGGTGTAGTTGATGGTTCCCGATATCGCGACCGCCACGCCAATCGGCGTCATGACAACCGCGTTGGTGTTGAGCCCCACCCACTCGGTCGACGCGGTAGACGACGTGCCTACCGTGACGGTGGTTGCTACCGAGCCGGTGTGCGTAACGCTCGTGACCGTCTTGAAATCTTGCGTGGTTGATGCGGCACCCGCCGCAGCGCCAGCCATCGTCTCGCTTAGCGTGGCACCATAGCGATTAGTTCCGGTAATCGTAAAAGCGATGCCCGTATCAGTACCACCCGAGGTGACGATCACCCTTCGTGGCGCATCGAGCACAACTGGACTGGCAGTGAGGGTAATAGCACCTGCACCAGGAGACTGCGAAGCAGCGATATTGGCTGCTGCCGCAGCTGCAATGTTGAGGCCTGTGTTCCTAATCGTCATCCGGGCCCTCATCAAAGCGGAGAGGCTGGACCTCGCCGGTCGTTAGGGGGAGGGCTAAAGATCGATCCAGCCTCTCCTAGTTTAACTCACATCAATGTCCGGGTACTTCGCTTTCACTTTACGCTTGATCGTTGCCAGCTTGGCCGGCCCAGCATGTTGCGCACCACGCGCCAGTGCGTTGCGTGCACGGTTCTCGGTATCGATCGGATAAGAACCAGCACCAGCGCCCTTCGGTCCCTTGCCCTGACCAGGCAGTGCGAAATCTGATTTCGGTAGTGCCTGTCGTTCGCCAGCGGTGATGCGACCTCCGCTCTTGTAGCGCGCCGCTTTGTCTTCCTTCCCAATATCGACGCCACCATGCATCGGCATTCCGATATCAGCCTTCTCGCTCTCGACCTTGCCACCACGGGCGAACTTCTGCTTCACAGCACCGCCGACCGGCGCATTCGGCACATTGGGACTTTCAGGTTCGCCATCGGCCTTTGAGACCGCTCCGCCACGCTGATACGCCTTGCGATCGGCGCGACGTCGCGCGAGGCCACCTCCGACTTTGGCATGGAACGGAAACCGTTTCTTCTTGCGAAGCGCGGCTTGCTCCTTCTCACTATCGATCTCGTCATCGTCTTTTTTATAGTTCATCTGCGGACAAAGCCTCCGCGTCTGAAATGCGGCTCACGATCGGCACGCTTGGTAGCCGACCCACCACTCACCTTGGAGTGAAATGAGTTTGTGGTGACTTTCTTCGGATTGGGTGGCCAACGCAGAGGCTTGCCGCCCTTGCAAGGATCAGCCGCTTCACCAACGAAGTCGTCACGCTCGTCGCGGGGACTGTTCCCGATCGGACCAGCAGGCGGACGCGCGGCCATCACTCATCCCCCGTTGTGCCGTTCCAGGTATGCAACTGCGGCCCGCAAGATTTCCGGATTCTCTCGCGCATAACCGATGAGCACATTGCAGGCGTGACAGAGAAGCTCACGGACGGCGCCCGTCGTATGATTGTGGTCAACGGCCAACTCGTGGATGAGCCCCATCCGCGTGCGTGTCTCTGGCTGCTTGCAGATCGCACACACACCGCCCTGTTTCTCGAACTGCTCGCGGAACCACTTAGGCGTAATGCCGAACTTGCGCTGGCGCTCGTTGTCGGTAAACCGACGCCGATGTCTTGAACGGTAGTCCTTCTGGAAAGCCGCGCGACCTTCTTTGGTGCGATAATCATACTTTTTGAGCGGCGATTGATAAGCCGCGTCATGCAAATTCGCGATCCGCACATCCAAAGTATCGCCGTTGAGCGAAATAACCTTGCCTTTCGGCCACTCGCCATTGACGTAGAACCATGCGAGCCGCGCAGCGGTGTAGTCGACGTTGTCGATGCGGATATAGCGATATCCATTCCCGATATCCCTCCCCGCAATCGAACCGGCCTTCCGGTTGGTTATCGATACCTTCCACCGAAACTCCCCGGTCTCAGGATCGTAGCTCAGCATCTCTCGCACGCGATCGACGCTGAGGAAGCTCACAGGTCTAGGTCTCGGCATTTCGTCCTCCATATCGCCCGCCGAGACCTTAGCAGGCAAGAGCGATATGGTCTATACTGGTTTAACTAGTTGGAAACGAACCGTATGTGGACCTCCAATCGAAGTACGAGAAAGCGTAGCGCTCTCTGCCTTTGACTTTGAGGTTATCTGTATCGAAATCCACGTACATATCCATCTCAAACGGAACACGGTCATAGTAGATCAGCCCGCGCTTATCGGTCTTGAGGAACCACGCGAACGGCGACGTGAGAAACTCATTCACGATATAATCGCGTAATCCGCCTCCAACGTGCTGGATAGCGTTGACATCGTTGTCATTCGTTCCGGGACGAAGCTCAGTGCGCAGAAGTCGCACGATCACCTGCTCAAGGGCGGCGGGAACAAGGACCAGTTCGGCCCGCGCACTGATCTTGATGTTTCTCTCATCTACCCAGTTATTTCTAATCACCGTCATGGCGGTGAGTAGCGAGCTTTCGTTGAGGTCGATGTCTGCCGCCGGCCGATTGCCGACAACACCAACGTCCACTGGATGGTCGACCGCAAACAACGCCTTCTGATCGCCGCCGATAGTCTGATCGTACACGGTGCCGGTGTTAAAGATGTTCGCGGCATAAATCTCTTTCGTAACCGCGAACACATCCTGCAGACCGAGATTGCTCGGATTGAACTCCGTTTTGTATTGATTATCTTCCACCGCTTTGCGCGTGATGATGTAGCCGAGACTCAATTCCTTCATCTCAGCACTGTAGAGCCAGCGCTCACCAGCCCTATCATCAAAGTAAGTGGAAGCGCCTTCGCCTTTCTCTCTTGCGAGAGGCAGGTAGGCCATCTGGGTGCGACGTTCGAGCGCCATCTTCGATGAGCGCTTCTCAAACAATCGAGACCATTTCGTCTCGATTTTTTTATATCTCCCCTCCACGGCCGCGAGCCCGGGGAAAAGCTCGTTCCTGATTGATGCGAGATCGATCGCCATAGCTTTTCTCCGTTACAGGCCGACGCCCACCTTCAGGAACATGTCGTTCCAGGCAACCTCGACGGTGTTGTAGGCTGTGGTGGAATCGTAACCGTCTTGGATTGGGACACCCGCGAAGACGCCACCTTGGGAGTTGCCAATCGCAGTGACGATCCATGGCAGGGTGGCGGTAACCGCCAATCCAGTCAGCGACCACTTCGAGAAGCCGGTGGTCGAGGCGAGCACGCTCGCTTCCGCGCGCGAGCCGACATCCGCTAGCGTAATTGGCCCGGCAAGCGCCGCGACCTCGAACACCACGCTCGGATCATCGATGACAAAGACCTGGATAGGATTGCTGCCGAGAGCGCCCGCACCCGGCCAGTAGTTTGACCAGATCGGATAGGCCAGCGCGGCGCTCAGATAGTGGCAGCCGATGTAAACACCGCGCGCCAAGTGTCCATCGCCAGCCGTATACGGCTTGACAGTGCCATCGGCGACCTGCGTGACCATGTCGCCCCGGTTGAGGGCGCCAACAGTCGGCTGTGCGGCAAGGGTTGAGAAGGCGCCTGAGTAGGGAACGCCTCCGGTCTTGATCGGCTTAAATCCGTAAGGAGCCTGGGTGTTCGCCATAAGCTGGCCTCCCCTTCCCAAGGGTTGCCAGACTTTGGCGAGCGTCGCCGCCGTCCGAGCGGTTTAGATGGTTTCCGCGCCCAAGCGTTGGATGCGGCCCCTATTCGGGGATTTCAATCGCCTCCCGCGTCGTGCGATCGGCGTAAACAACTCGTGGAGCTGACCCTTCCGGGGTCTCCGCGACCTTGCGGCGATGCACCGTCATGGCGCGAGTCGCCGCCTGTATTTCCTCATTTCTGGCCTGTGCTGTCAAGCGCATGGGTCTTTCCATCAAAACCATGTCCTTGACGATGACCGGCCCCTGCGCCCCTACCTCCGCGAATCGCCCCGGAAAATGGTGATGTTGCACCACCCTCCAGCCCTGCTCCTGGTAAGTGCGCTGCTCGGCATAATCCGGCTTGCCGTAGGTCTCGTAACGCTTCCAGTTGAAGTCGATCTCCTTGGCGACCTGCTCTGGCGTACCCATGCCCCTGGTCGGAGCGTACCTAGCCATGATGTCGGCGATATCGAACGGATCGATAGCCGCAAGCCCACTATGTCGCCGCACGCGATCGGGATCGACCTGGAGATCGCCGAGCACATCGGAGTGCAAAGAAGCACCACTGAGCCCCGCCTGCAGCGGCTCGTGCAGCGGCTCACGTAGCGGATCACGCGGAGAAGGTACCCTCATGATTTCCTCACGTAATCGGCGTAATCCGCCCCTCGGCCAGGAGGCGTACATAGTTGCGCGCCCACTCCTGGGGCGTGACGCCTTGCTCCTCCGCGAGGCGCCGCATCTTTGGCGTCATCGTGAAGGTGCCGTTACTGCCGGGAGCACCGCCGCCGGGACCGCCAGCTCGTGCCACAGGCGCTGCCGTGGTAGGGGCCTGACCGCGCGAGGCTGGCGGGACCGGTGGTTGTCCTGATGTTTCTGTTGGCATGATCGTTCTCTCAATGAACTCGAAATAACCGGGGGTGTCTGCCGCATAGCCTGCATCAAGCGCGCTCTCGTGCGCGTCGACCGCCGCTTTCTTGAGCGTGCCGTCGCCACGAACAAGGTCTGGATGCTTGCGGAGAAACTGCTTGGTCGGCTCGGTGCGCCCATAGATGGCCCGTTCCAACGGATCGGTCGGGATCTGCGGCTGCGGCTGCTGCGGTTGCTGCCGCTGCGGCTGCTGGCGCTGCTGCTGCGGCCGTTGCTGTTCACGCTCACGCTGCTGCTGCAAGATCGCATGATCGCGCCGCAGAACCCCAAGATCGCCGCCCAGGCGGCCGACCTCCAGATTGCAAGCTGTTGCGCGCTTGAAGTCGCCGTCCTGCATGGCCTGCTCGGCCGCATTGGACAGCGCAATCATCTTGTCCTCGGTCGCCTTAATCTGATTCTCGGTATACAGTTCGTAGGTGGAGACGCCGCGCCGCTCCGCCTCCTGCGCAAACGCAATCGCCTGATCGCGCTCGGCGGCAATCTGGCGCGCCTGCTCGGTTACCCGTGCACGCTCGGCGCGCTCGGTCGCGATCTGCTTTTGCAGCTCGGCCAAACCCTGCGCAGGAGCAGCGCTCGGACCAGGAACAGGCGGCGGTTTCGCAGCTGGAGCAACGGCCACAGGCTCAGCAATTTTCTTCTCTTTGTCCTCTTCGCTCTCGTCCTCATCGAGGTTAACGACGAGATTTTCGTCTTCGTCAGCCATGACAGCCTCTCAATAGATCATTCTCGGGTCCGGTATGCTCAAGACGATCTGAGTGTCCTTCAGCCGCCGGCAATGAACCCGCTCGACCGTGAACTGTCGACCTTCCAAGATATCGTACATCACCCACTCGCCGATCTCGACGTCTTGGCCATCGAACTTGACGTAATCATTGTCCTTGAACGCAAGCCGACCTTTGCCAATGACTAGCCCGATTTTACCCTGCCACAGCGCCTCGTCGTGGCTCTTCTCGGGAAGGAGAATTTTCCGATCGGTGTTGGGCACATCCAAACTGCCGGGCAGGTAATACGTCGCCGTGATGATCCAGTTATGGTAGACGACCATCTTGTTCATCCACAGCGCACAGCGATCGAGCAAGAACCCCCTCGGGTCCGCCTTGTAATCCTCCTCCTCCTCATCGGTACGCCAGGGCGGCATCGGCCCCTGGTGCAGCGTGCCCAGCGCCGGGGCGGAAGTGATCCTTGGACCGGTTGGGGTTATCAGCGTCATCGTTATCCTGCGCGGCGCGTAGGCTCGTTTATCTTACGCACGATCTCGTCCATGAACTTCAGCACTTCGTCGTAAGCGAAAATGATGCCTTTGGCGCGGACAAAGGCCTCCCAATCATTCGAGGATAATATTCCGCGAAGGAGCCCTTGATACTGCGCGTCACCCTCGAGCTCGCGCCGAATGCGCCTTTCCAGCATTGCAAAGGCGACATTATCAAACGAATCCATCACGCCTCGGTCTTGTCTGGCACCCTCGCTGCGGCCTTGCTCTTGGCCAGCCGACCTTTACCACCAGCGCCGCCGCCTGTCGCGTTCGTCAACGGCGTCTTCACGATGCCGCCGGCTTGGTAACCCTTGCCCCACTGCTTGTAAGAGCTCCCGGCCAAGCCGCGCGCCTTCGAGGGCGTGCCAGGATTGACCACACCGCCGCGCTTGCGCTTGCCGGCCTTTTCCTCCTTGGCCTCCTCCTCCTTGTACATTTTCTTGAACAGCTTTTTGTCCTCGGCCACATCGGAATGCACACCACCGCCTTTCTTGAAGCCAGCCATTGTCCCGGGAGCAGGTCGTGCGCGGAAAGATGCCAGCGTCGCCGGCATCGGTACGGTAACCGGCTGCGCGGGAATCATCGGCCGGCCCGATATGGTCGGTGGACCCTGTTGCGGACCCATCGGCGTGCGTCCGGGAATATTGCCCAACAAGCCGCCAAGGCCGCCAGGCTGCTGCTGTGCTGCCGGCCTCGCGGGCATGCTACCGAAGGCGCCGCCGCCAAACTGCAGCCCCTCGGGCTCGCCGTTATCGCCGTTGTCATCGCCACCATCAGCCGGACCACCTGCGGCGAGGCCTTTCACGCGTCCGCCGCGCTTATAGACAACCCCGCCCTTTTTACGAGGAGAAACAGTGCTGTCGACCTCGGTCGTAGGGGAATAGGGAGAACCGCGATAGCCGACACCTCCGCCTTTCGCCTTCTTTACAGCGCCGCCCCTCTTCATGCCGGGTGGGCGTATCGGAGGCATGCCCGCACCCATGGGGGGCGGCACGGCCCCGCCAATCGGCGCGGCTGCGCCCACCGGCGGCGCGATCGGAGGCCGCACGGGGACCGGAACTGGCCGATTGACAGGAACCGGTACGGGACGCCGGATCGGCACGGCAGCAGGAACAGGAGCGGCAGGAACACGACCGCCGCCTTGGCCACCCGCATGCGAGATGATGATATTCGTATGCGCAGGCGGATGCTTTCTGCCGACGCTACCGCCCCTTTGCAGCCGATCAGGCCGATTTCTGGCTTTGCCGCCAGGGATCGTGAACTCGCGCTGCATACCAGCGCCTTTGGAGGGGTACTTTTTCTTTGCATACATGCTGGATGAACCAAAAGCCTTGCCGGCTTTCGCGCCGAGCCGCACCAAACGCTTCTTCTCTGACGAGTTGGCGGCACCTTTCATTGGGTGAGCCATAGTGATTTCTCCCTTCGTATCTCGCTTATATCAGATTACACGGCCGCCATTCGGCCCTCCCGGCATGCCCGGCCATGTCTGCGCCACGGGCGCGCTGAGGGGGTGAACCAGTGTAGATTGCGCCAACTCCATACGTTTTTGCTCGATCTGGGCACCCGCGATACGTTCGCGTGATTGCCGCTCCAGCTCTTGGCCTTGGAGTTTTTGGCCCTCGACTGCGTTCTTCATGCCTTGGAGGATCACATCCAGCTGCGCCTTGCGCTGGGAGTCGCCCTCTTTCTGCTGCAACTCCTGCATCTTCTGCATCGCCGTCTGCATCGCCTGCGCCTGCTTCGGGTCTTGCTGCGATTGCGGCGGCGCAAATAGCTCGTCGATATTCCCCAGCCCGACCATGAGCGCCACGCGCCGCACCACTGCATGCAGGTCCCACATCTGCGGATTGAGCTGCACCAACTGTACCAAGGCGACCGCTTTCATGACGCGGATCGTATGAGCGGGCGTATTGGGGTCGGCCTGCGGCGTAAGATTGCAATCCTTCAGCGACTGGATGAGATCTTCGCGCTCCCACTGCCACTGGGCTTGCGAACCGGATACTGGGCACAAAAGCGCATCTGGATCATCGATGAAAAGGTCTCGTAACAGTGAAAACTCTTCGCTCTGCGAGATGTGCATGCCCTTGTGCACGCTATCCAAAACCTTCACCGCCTGATCGAGCATGGCGATCGTCGTGCCGACAGGCACGTCCTGACGACCTTCCCCGACCATCAACTCGGGCGTGCCGCCGACACGACGGGCCTCTTCCTCGATATGGGTGGTGACCTGCACCAGCCCTGCCGTCACGTCCTTGTACGGCATGTTCATGATGTGCTGACCGATCGGTTGACCGCCGGTATTGATGCGCACGCCAGCACCGAGCCCCACGCGAAACGTCATCGTGTCCTGACGTCCTACCGTCTCGCTGTAGAGAAACCCCGGCCACGACGCGAAGCCGGCGCTGTCGAGCGCAAGCCGCCATGCCGTCGTCACGGCGGCGGTGGCATTGCCCATGATGTGCAGCAATCCAATGCCGTAAAAACCCATGCCGTCAACGAAGGGATATTTAACGATAGGCATATGCTTGATGTAGCGATCGTCGTCTTCATCCCAGTTGCGGCGCACCTCGAGAACGGTCTGACTGTCTTTGTCGATGCTTACCCGATACGGCAGCGGCAATCCCGTAATCGAGCCACGCTCAGTATGCTCGTAGCCGGCAATATCCAGCTCGCAGTAAGTCTCGTACACAGTGTGCTTGTAATCCTGCGGACGCTGCGACCACGCTGCCAGACCAGCCACATCATGCTCGGCCTGCTCCATCGAATCGGGCACCGGCCCGACCGGGATCGTGATATCCACATCGACGTAGGTACCGCCGAGCTGCATCCTTCTCATCACGCTCTGTCGCATTTGGATACGATGCGTGACCCGCCCGCATTCATGCAGTGAAACTTCATTGTCAGAAACGATAATGTCGGCAGCATCGATGCTACGCGACACCGGCCGACGACGGATTGGACAGCGATAGATTTTTTTGAAGCCGCAGCCGCCGTAGCCCTGCATGAAAAACATTCTCGTCGTGTCGGGATAATACTCTCGATCAACCACCGTCAGATAACGGTTGAGCAAGCCCTCCAGCGCCTCAGCTTGAACATCGCGATCGTCGCCGCGCTCCTCGCGCGGTATTTGCATCTGCTGCTCCAAGAACTGCCGATGCGGCGTCTTGGGCACCGTGTTGTTGGTCATCTTGACCGGGCCGGCCGCCGGAAGAAGCTCACCTCTGGCGTTGGCCTGAAAGCGCAGCACCGCATCGAGCATGATCGGCGTACGGATAGTCGCCTGCCCCTCGACCGCGGTGTCAGCATCGACAGAAGGTGCACGCGGGTTCTCGATCTTCAGCGCTAGATGCTTGACACCAGCGGCACGACGATCCAGCCACTCCTGGCGCGTCTGCAGATCGGAATCAATGCCGTTCAACAGTTCATCGCAGATGCGAGCCAGCTCGGCATCGTCGATATACTCGGCAAGGTTCGCGTCATGCTTTTTAGCGTTTCCCGAGGGCTGTTTTAGCTGCTTGCCATCGAGCCGGATGATCAGCGAACCGTCGCCCTTTTCGATGCCGATGTTCTCGACCGGCTGATCAGCATCTTCCTGGATGACGACAGTGAGCGGACTATCGCTATCGTTATTGATGGGCTGTCCGCCAAGCCCAAACATGTCGCTTTCGTTGCGATAGTGCTCGGTCGGAACTACGCCGCGACCGTTGATGTTCCCATTGGCCATCTACACGCCTTATGGTGGGTTGACCGGCGGCAGCGGTTTCGGACGCGCCGCCTGTGCCGCAAGCAATGAAGCGAGCGCGGCTATGCAGTTGTCGCCCCAAGTGTATACCCGAGGACCACCTGAGACCACGTTGCCCTTACGCTTGTAAGCATGAAGGATGCCCTGCGTGTACAGCTGCTCATCACATCCGGGTGGCAGCGCTGGGGCTGGTTGGCCGTAATCGGTCTGAAAGTTCGCCAACGTGTCTCCATAATAGGCGCCGCTGTCGGGACGCACGTAGATGTAACCATCGGGATGATGATGAAACTGAGCCATAGAGCACCTCAGAGCTTGACCATGTAGTTCACGTAGACCGTCGGCTGTATGTTGTTCATCGGCGCACCGCCACCTGCAGGCCTGATGGACACACCTAACATGCCGTTTGGTTGTCCGGGCGAGAAATCCATGTTCTGTAGTTCGTAATGAGCAGCGTAGTATCCTGTGATGCCACCAGTATCCTCGCCATAGCCATTTACCGCTTGGTGATTGTGGGAAGCCAGCTGCGCCACCGTCTGAGCGACGGTTTCAGCACCGAGCGTGTCACCAAGCGCATGCACCGCTAATCCGCCGCCGGCCCCGGCAGCCGCGAAAGCACGGCCCGCCATTGCCGGCAAAACAAGCCGTCGATTGGCGGCATAATCGGCGGCAGCAGTGGCGCCGCGCACAACAACATTCCCAGCAGAATCCTGGATTACCAAGCCTATGAAACCCGCGACCTGCTGAGTACCGGATTGCGTCCCAGAGGTGTTGATCGCCGCGCCGCCCGAAGTCCCCGATATCTGGAAGGCGCCCGCCGTAAGGCCAGTCGACATAACGTAGTAGACCGTGCCCGCAGTTATCCCGGTCGGCAGCGCCCCCGTTGTCGTGAATACGACCTGCTGATTGGCGGCAAAGCCATGGGTCGCGAGCGTGATCACCGCCGGCGTGGCAATGGAGATCGTACAAGTTCGATTTGGCGCCACCGTCTGCGCAATGTTGTTCCAGAACAGGGCGAACAGCGCTTGAGTATCGGCATTGGCGCGATTGGTGGCATTCGAAGCCGCGTTGCCGATCGAGCCGTCGTCGGCAATGATCCAGCCGGCATCGGGCACGTTTTTAAAAGTGGGGCGTATGTCGCCAGTCGTAAACCCGCTGCCACCCCCACCAGCGCCGCCGCCACTGGCACCAGAAGCCGTCGTCCAAGCAAAGCCAGCCTGATCGGAATATTCCAACATGTCGCCAGGCGAGAGCGTGCGCTTGTAAAGCTGCACGGCAACGGTCCCATCCGTGTGCTGCACAGTGATATCGCACGGCAGCGTAGCGTCGGCGTTGCGAATATTGGCCGTCTTGACGTTGCGCTGCACGCCGGCAGCGGGACCGCCGCCGGCAATATTGGTGGTCGCCGCAGCAGACACGGCGGTATTGGTGCGACCGGGGGTGATTGTGCCAGCGCCGGTGTCGGTATCTACCCAGCTGGTATGCACGTTGATGATCGCAGCTGCGCTGGTGATGATCTGCAGCCGATCAGCAGGCGAAGTCAGGAGCAGCATTTACTGGACTCCCGCTAACTGCGGCAAAAAGCCGATCTCATCGACGTATTGGAGCGTGCCTCCAGCCAACAGGGTGACTTTTTGCAGAGAAACAGGCGTGGTGCCATCGGTATGGAAGACGGTGATATCGTTTGAGTTGGCGCCGCGATTGCGGATATGCAGCGTCTTGAGATTGCGCTGCGTGCCAGAGGCAGGGCTACCGACAACGGTCGTGGTAGCAGCCGTCGTGATTGCCGTATTGGTGCGACCAGGACCAACCGCCCCGGCTACATTGTCCATCCAAGAGGCGTGAACGTCGATCGAGCCGGCGCTGCCGGTCATGACCTGGAGTAAATCGCTGGAAGAACCAAGAATCAGCATCGGACCAGCCCGCTATCCCGGATAGGACGGCAAGTCTAGGCCCGATTCGCCGAAATCGCTAGAGCGGTGGAGGAAACGGGCAGGGCATCCAGGCCCGTGGCGGCTTGTGCGGCGTTCCGGCCGAGGTGCGCCACTCGCCAAGGTCGGTCTGCGACATGATAACGATGCCGTCCTCGCAAGCGCAGATAAGCGGCACTCGCAGCGGTGGCTCGATCTTGGCAGTCGGACGCCAAGCAGTCATCGCAAAGTCGATCAGGCATTGCTGGATCGCGGCAATGAACGCGAGCTGAGTATCGTCATAAGCGCGCTCCGCCCAAGCCCGCAGAAAGCTTCCGTTGTCGGTGAAGTTGATTGGCTCGCTCATCGCGCTCCCATCGGGATCGTCAACGGATAATCGGGGCCGCCATAGGCCGGATAGAGCGGAGCCGGCGTCTTTTTGTATTTTTTCTCCTCGATATCTTCGAGCTCATCCTCGTCCGGCAGCGTAGCAAGGCCGACCTTGCGCATATGGATCACCGCCTGCGACAAGGCGTCGGCAAGATCGTCATGGCTGCCTTTTGGGAAGTCTGCGCATTCGGTAATGACCTTGTCGGCCCAATCCTTGAACAAGAAGTCGCCACCGCCAGTCGATTCGGCCGGCGCGTAGATCAATCCGCATTCGAATAGGTTCTGGATGGCGTAGAGACGAGCTTCTTTGTCGCCTTCTGGACTGATCAAGGTCACACCAAAGTCGGCCCGATCCTGGGTCTTAGGATTATGCGACATCTTCTCGGAGATGGTACGCCCCCGACGGCGTAACTCTTGCGCCACTGGGATGCCCGAAGCCTTGTCCTCGATGAGAACGCGATCGACCTTGAACTTTTTGCAGGTTTCCTCGATTTTCCGCATCAACTCGTACAGTTCCATGCGCTCGGCCCATGCCCACATCAGGATGAGCCTTCGATTTTCCCAAATATCGCGCGTGACCCCAAGAACGACGCCGGCCGAGGGATCGTTGATCTTTTTTTCGGTCTGCGCGGTGTCGATCGAGAGCACCGTGTAGCTCATGATCGGAAACTTGGGCCAGGGGACGCCGAACTTGCCGCATTCACTCTGCGTATAAGGTCGCCAATGCTCCCGCTTGAGGATTCCGCCGCCGCGCGGGCTCGGGCGCTGCTGATACTGTCCAGCATATGCAAAGCTACCCTTCTCCCTTTCGATGTTCGCAACAGCTTCGGGGGAAAAGCGCTCAGGCCATGCAAGATCACCGTCTTCAGTGCGGGGATCTTTCCAGCCGATGGTGTTGTACGGCTCGCGCCCCGCTTCGAACTCCATGGGGACCATGAGGTGGCAGTAGGGCCAGCCTTGTTCGAGGATAAATCCCGAAATGTCCAGCTGATGGACCCGTTGCATGATGATGACAATGGCAGAATCGTCAAGGTTATTGAGCCGGTCGGTGATCGTCTCACGAAACCAGCGAAGGGTATCTGTTCTAACGATGTCGGATTCTGATTTATGAACGTCGTGAGGATCGTCGATAACGACACGATCTCCTCTTTCGCCAGTGCCAATACCTTTAACCGAGGAGGCAAACTTCGACCCCGTTTGGTCGTTGGTAATTTTGATCTCACCTTCCTTTTCGAGCGCATAGCGATCACCCCACAGTTCTCGGTATTTCTCACTCGTGACGAGCTTGCGAAACTTCGTATTGTCACGCTCGGTCAGACCGCTGGAATACGAGAAGCTCACGTAGCGCAGATGCGGCATGTTCATCGCGCCCCATTCCCAGGCAGGCCAGAACACGTTGACCATGAGCGATTTCATCGAGCCAGGCGGGACGTTGATCAGTAATCGCGTGATTTTCCCGAGCGTAACCGCTTCCAGATGCATTGCGATGGCGTCGAGGAGCCATCCTTCGACCAGCTTGGTTTCGGGCTCAAGCACCGACCAGAAATATCTCACAAACTGGACAAGGCCGCCGGCCTTGGCTTGTGCTTTGCGCTCACGACGGATTGCAAGCTCGATCTTGAGCGAAGCAAGCGACTGCTCCGCGAGCTTTTCATCATTGACGGGGAAAGCCTCTGTTTCGGCCGTGTCAGTCACCCGTCTTCTTCTCCACGATTTCAATCACCTCTTCCCGGCCCAAATCTACGCTCCATGTGAGCCCGCTGCGGACATGCGTCACGAGCCAACAGTGTCCCTGGAACGCTTGGCCCGTCGCACTCTTGACTGCTTGCAGTGGGGTCATGTCCCGCTCGTCGAACTCCGCATGCATCTCCACGATCCAATGCGGGGCATCCTCGGGAACTTCCTCGCCATCAAGGATTTCTTGCAGGCGCTTCATGATTGCAATAGCATGCTAGTCGATCCAGGTGACCGCCTTCACCCCCAGCATTTGAGCTATCTGAGCCTCTGTGATCGCCGCCGAATAAAGCCGCTTCTTCTCGCCGC